AAACAAAGACATCTCCACTAATATCTACTTGTGTTAAACTTGCAGTTACAGGTGAAAAATCATCCCAAGCAAATTCTAATTTAGGTTGATATACTGTATGTGTTTCTTTGGAAAAGAAGTTAAGTGAACCATAGTTTTTTCCATCATATTCTTGAGAATCAGATCTCTTAATTAAAAATCCTTCATTTGTCAGAACAGGTCCACCACTCCAACTTCCACTCAACCAAGCATTGACGATACCCGTAACAGTTATAGCTAAATCAGTATTTTCGTATACAAAATCTTGTGAACCATAGCTTGCAGTCCACCATGTTCCTCCACCTTTTGTTGTTTGAGTAGATAAACTTCCTGTTGTTCCAGGTGCAAATGGAATATCTGCACTTGATGTGTGCCACTCTGTTCCGGTATGCTGACCATCTCTATATTGCCAACTAACTCCTTCCGTTGTTTTAGGGTTGTGGTTCAATCTACCAATTCCCATTTCCCAAGATTGAGAAACAGCGTATGCTTCAATAGCATAACTATAAGGTATTTTTTCTGCTCTATGTGTATACAATCTTAAAACAGCTCTAACAGTGTCTGGAATATCACCATCTACTATTGATTGAGATATATGTGTTATATCGAATTTAGTTAAAATTCTAGTGTTGAATGTATTATTTGTATTAGATTCAGATATTATTTTTGTAATTTCTAAAACTTCATCTAAGCCAGCATTTTGTGTTTCATACTGCTCATACATTGTTGCGTCTATTGATGATGTTATACTATAAATCATTATGCTGCTCCTACTATTCTAGCTTCGATATCTGTGTCTGGAAACTTAACCTCAAATATAGAAGGGTCTAATGAAGGATAAACAATATTACTCTTTGTTGCTTCTCCAATATCAAAGTAATTACCAGAATATCCAGAGTCTACATCAAATAAATTAAATACACTTAAATTTAATATAGATTGTACTCCTTCTACTTGGTCTAAAGTTGCAGCCAAGTCTGATAGTGATATTGGTTCATTTATTTGCCACTTGTCTATCTCAAAATATCTTTTTGCTTCAGCAACTGTTTTTAATAAGACCTCTTTTGTTATTGCATCAGGTCTAGCTATAATATCAAACTTTACTCCAATGTTTATTACAAAAGCATCTCTAATATTTATACCATCAGTTAGCATTCTAAACTTTTTAAGATATGTTTTCAAATTACTTTTAGTTGCAAGATTAGGTGCTATCAATTGCTTAGAAGAATTATATGATAATAAGTAAAGGTTAATTGCAAGTGGATTAAATTGGTCATCATAAGTTGGATTAGCAAGTTTAATCGTGCTCATTCCATCGTCTCTAGTAACATATCCTTTCGCTATACTACCAAATTTTCCAGGTAAAGAATATACTCTTGCTATATAATCTTCCTTTGTAACTGCTCTGTTTTGTGTTGCATAGGATGCCAATGCGTTTTGTCTAATCTCATCTGGAGTTTCTTGCCCTCTTCCACCTGTTGCAGGATTTGGATTTGTTGCAGCTACAGATTTTTTTGCAAAGTCAACCGTTCCAGTATCTAAACCATCAAAACCACCGACAAAATCTACACCAGTAACCTTTGTTAAAGTTTTAGCACCTACATTTGCTTCTATTCCTCCTCCAGTATAATATCTAACTATAAGCGTTGTATCTGCAGGTGCTTGACCATATCCTCTTGTAAATAATACATTAGTCGGGTCATATGCGTTATCTAATCCACTAGTATTTCCATAAGGTAACTGCATACCTATGTTTGTAGGATTAGGTAATATTACTTCATCAGCATTTGCTGAAACTCCTGCTCCAAACATAAGTTCGATTTGGTTATTACTAGTAATTCTTTTTGTAAATCTTCTAGGTACTCTACGTAAAGAAAGTATGTATGGTACCTCTTTTTCATATGGAGATAATAAAGGATCGGCAGCTTCTGCTTGTTTTACTTCTGTATACACAGTATCTTGTGCCAAATAATCTACTTCATACCATTTATTACCATCAGTATCTTTACAATCAGCAATATCAATAATATTTGTTGGCGCCAATCGTATTCTATCAAACTTTTTTGGTTCATTGAAAACAAATGTTTCAGACTGTAGCTTTCCAGATATTGCCTTTACACTTTTTTGTAATAAGTAAAACTGTGGTACTCCTGTTGTATCATCTACTTTATATATTGATACATCTGTTGGATTACTAGAACTTGAAAATTGAAAGTTAACGTTTTCTAAAGTTCTAAATTCAACATCACTATTTTCACTAGATTCTACAGTCATTCCTTCCTGTATTTCTAAAGCATATCTAAAATCTGGAGCTATGTTCACTCCACTACCAACTGCTGGTACTAATTGAAAAACGTCTAAAGTTGTTGTAGCAGCCGATGAAGGTTGAGGAATATAGCCTAAAGCTTGAGCAATATCGTAGATATTTTCCTCTTCTTGCGCATGCAATAACATTGATTCTCTTAGTTGATTGTCAATATATAGTGATAAAACATCTCCAACATAAGCTGCCATTTCAATAAACATCATTCCTGGAGAAGATTCATTAAAATCAGTATAGGTATCAGGGAAATATACCTTTGCAAAATTTACTAGCCTTTCTCTAAATTGGCCAAAATCTTTATTTAAGTATTTTACTTCTTTTTTTACTAGTGCCATTATTCTACTCCGCCAATTATTACTACGATAGAATTTTCTTGAAACGAATTTCCAGCTAATGTAAAGTCTATTGCAACTCTAACTCCATTAAACCTATCATCAAAGCCATACCTTTTATCTGCAGTATCAACAATTAAGTTTTCTATAGATATATACGGTAGCCAAAATGCCGTGGCCTCTGATATTTCTTGTTCTATCTGTGCATGTAGTGATTCAACATTTTGGTCAAACAAAGAATCATATATGCTTGTACCAAAAGTAGGATGCATTGGTCTTTCACCTTTTCTAGTTAATATTAGATTCTTTAGATTTGCTGCTGCAGCCTCTATAGTAAGTCTTGTTTGAGGAAATGGAGCTCCGTTTGGTTTGATTAAAGGTAAATCAATGCCAATTGCAATTCTTTCGTCCTCATCAGCTACATTAGATCTAAATATTTTTCTAGGAGGTATTGCCATTTATTAAGGCCTCTTACTTTTAGCTTTTTCATCAACTTTTTTCATTAGTTGAGAATAATCTCTTGTTAATATATCTGCCATGTCGTCACTAACTTCTACATGTTTTCTATCGTTAGGAAGCATTTGTTGTACACTAGGTTTTCCACCAAACATTTGGTCTGGAGTTTGCATACCCATCATAGCTGCTAGACCTGCTCTGCCATCTGCTCCGCTATATGTTTTACCTCCCATTGTTGGCCATTCTTCTTTTGAATTAGCCGTTTCATTTAATACTTTATTAAGAACAGGGTCTTTAGTATACTCAAATTGAGTTTTCTTTGTTTTATTTTGTCTAGTACCTTGTTCATATGGATTCTTAGGTGCATTAGCCATATCTGTTAAATTAAATCCATGTGCAATGTGCTCTGAAGTTAGTTTTTTCTTTGTTCCTAAAACTTCTTTAAGCTCTTCACGTACTGCAGTTCTTACTTCTTCTCTAACTGCTTTTTTTATTATTTCTAATAATTTTTTTGATGTGCTCATAATATTCCTCGTTACTTATATAAATATCTCGTTTGTTAACTTTTTTGTTCCTATGACCAAGGTAATGGACCAATTGGTGGTGTACCTGGTATTATATATGTTCCTGTTGGAAACCAGCTAGCTAAAACTGCGCCAAACTGATTTCCCATGGTTAAAGCATCAGCTGCTCCTGGCTCTCCTGATGGGAAACAACTATCTATTGGTGGTGGACCAGCTGGAGGTACTGCTATAGATGGTGCAAAACCCGGTACCATTCCAGCCGCAAATAATTGTATTGCAGACTTTAACATATTTCCTGCATTATCTGTGTTCGAATTCCATCCTGCTAACGCTCCAGCCATTGAACTTTCTGCTGCAGATATTGTTGATGATGGAGCTGGTGCTAAAACTGTAGCTGCTCCTGCAACCATTGCCTGTGCCCAAGCTTTACCTGCATCTCCTTGTTTTTCACCAGCTGGACATCCATTACCAAAATTTGCATTGTAAACATTCGCGAAAAGTGCCGAATTAAATGGCATAAAACTATCTCCTAATTAGATTTTGTACAGAAACTATTTTCACTTAAAATATCAGGTGCTTTTGATTTCAAGTTTCCATAGTCTGCTGAATTTATTGGTGTTCCACTAGGACCACATGCAGTAGGGTGTGTTTCCGCCATAAGTGTATCACATAACTCTTGCAACCAATCTACTAAAGTTTGCCCTAAAGCAACAGGCTCAGCTTCATCTGTTGATGCATTTCCTAAATATATTTTTGGTGAATCTATTATTGTATGGTCATCAGCATCAATATTAAATGTACCTTCAGTAGAAAAACCTACGGATACTTTTG